TGCGCCCATTCCTACTTTCTTAGGTGCTTGTTTGCCGTTCTTTTCCTCCAACACATACTGATCCTTGCCGCGCAAACAGTTAACAATGTTACATTTGCTATATAACTGCTTGTCTATAAACAGGTTATGACGAGGGTTAATTTTACCCCAATTAGTGTATGAGTTACCCGGCATCTTATCGTGAATTTCAAGTAGTCCACCCCGACCACTCCATTCATGCGATCCGCTATCAAGTATGAGATTGTCGTAACCGTTTTGCTCGGCGTATTCGATAACCTCGATGTATTTCTCAGGTGTGTACGGCGGTTGAATATCAACTATGTCATAGTCGAATTCTTCTGCGTAGAAATAACCCCTGTCGCCCTCAGTGTTACCCATCAGTGTCTTACCGCCTAAACCTTTTACTATTCTTAATGCGGTAAATGACTTGCCGGAACCACTCGGACCTATTAATGCTATTCTAACTTTTACCTGCTTACGTACTGCCTTGGTTGCTTGTATTGCCATCTAAAACATCACCTCGCTACTTTCCGGCACGATGCCCTTGCTCACTACAAATGCCTCCCAATAATCCGCCCAATGCAAAAGCAATGTTAACGGATGCTCATGGTTTTTTACGTCCCTTCCGTTTGGTACATATTGCCCATTGTGAAATAATATTGCCTGTACTTCTTCTTCAAGTAAAGGGATAAACTTACTTACGATATGCAGGGAAATATATTCGTGAGCAATTTCCAACCTTTCCTTGTTATGCTCAAAAGGTTGGAAATTGCTCACGAATATATTTCCCTGCATATCGTAGCCCTGTATCATGTTCGGCACATACAAGTCCTTGCCGTAATATGCCGTTTTGCCTATGTCGTGAGTTAATCCAACGATGATACAACTTTCACGACTAATCTGCGGTGCTAGTGTATCCCTTAGTTTCAGCATAATTTCGGTAACATTAAGCGAGTGCAGGAGTAAACCGCCCTCTACCGCTCCATGCTTAGAACCTGCACTACTTGCCGGTGCTGTGAAGAATCCGTTGTTTGCCATATATCCTAGTAAAAGCATTGCCCCAGGTCTTTTTATTTCCTCAAATAGTGCGTTAAATTTTTCTCTCAAAGTTAATCCTCCTAAAATGGTATTGTATCCGGTTCACTCTCCGCCGCCTCAAAACAGTCCAACTTCGGACACATCAAACGGTAGTCTTGCGTTTCCCTCTCGACCAAAATCCCTGCAACAACTTCCATGTCGGTGCTGGGCAAATCAACCCAGACTTTTTCTGCCCCGCATTTTTCACAGTACATGATTTCTCCCATTCATCCGGTACGCCTGCCTGCTCCAAACAGTACGCCGACACTCTTTCAAGTGCATCTGCGACTAATACTGCTTGTCCCTCACGGATACCCTGCGCCCACGATGCGGTATGTTTTGCTAGTTCTGAATAATCGCTTGTGTTCATGCCGGTTTATTGGTGATTAGGGTCAAGTCTTTGGCGCATACATAAAATCCATGAGTTCCTTCACATAATCCATCACAACCATGTCTGGCACCGAAAACATTTCCCGAATCAATTCTAATTGGGTAGGCATCACATAATTTATCAGGATTAATGGCACCTAAAACTGTCCCTTTTTCATTACGAAGTACACTACTATTCATAACAACCCGATCCCACGCTTTAAACATCCTGCTCGCCCTCCTTTGCTTCAAATGAAAAACACACATTGCACCCAGGAGTGAAAAACTTTATACCGTGCTTTTCACATTTGAACGGTATATTTCCTTCGACTTCTTTCCAAAACTTACAGTTATTGCACGTTTCAACTATCGCATTACTCACCGATGCACCCACTTTCAAAGTCAACTTTAAATCTACCCTTGCCAATCTCACTACAAATATGCATCATTGCTCCAACTGCTGCCTCATATTCAACCTGATCCATGACGACTTTTCTTTTGTTGTTGCTGTGCTGCTGTACTATAATGCGGCACGTTTCTGGTTCATAGTAGATAGCGAATAGTTTAGGGTCGATTGGTTTTCTCATTTAATCAAACACCTCAATCTGTTAACGCTCCATAACCATCATACGGAACAATTGTTCTCCAGTAATATTTCATGCTTTCATCTGCTCTAAAATCCCAACCGTTGCCGAATATCGGATTCATAAAGTAGCAGAGTAGTTCGCGTTTCTCTATCTCCTTAATGGTTACCATAACAGGCATTACTTCTAGTTTTGCCACTTTTTCGTATAAGTTCTTTATATATTCAGCATCTTCTAAGTACCAAATTAATGAAGCGTTTTCCAGTTTTCCTTGACGCCGACACATATTGTCGGTATAAAAACTTCCGTCCGCAAACTTAAGCACAAAATAATCTCGCTCTGAAAGTTTCAAACTCTCACCCCTAAAAAAATTTAAAAAATATTCAAAAAAACTTCAAAAATGTGATGACGGTCACAGACTTTACTTTTTTATTGTGCTATTATGAGTTCAGTAAGTCGGAACCGGATTCGGTTTCTAGTATTAAATCAACAACATCACAGTTCAAAGCGGAAGCAATACGCTCCAACGTATTGAGGCCTGGATTAAGATTTCCGCCAATTTCTAAAAGACTGATTTTTTGTTGGGTAATGCCGGTTGCTTCGCTGAGTTCTCGTTGTAATAGTCCCTGCTGTTTGCGGCGATTTTTAATGTTCAACCCAACACGTATTAAATCCAAACTGCTTGTCCTCCTTTCAGTGTGATAATACTGAAAACAGTATTCCTATGCAAAAAAATAAGAACTTTCATCTATTACTATTATACACCTTTTACGGTGTAAGTCAACTGAATTAAGTATATTTTACCGTGAAATTGTCGCTACCAACAACAACCTGTATACTGAATTGAGGATAAGAAATATAATTAAATATATAATAAGGGGGAATATCGGATGGAAATCAAAGATAAGTTGTATAATTTAAGGAATAACCGTGGTTTTAGCATGGATGATCTATCTCTAAAAACTATCACAAAGGAGAATCAGAAGGCCGTATCGACTAACACGATTGCGGAAATTGAAAGCGGCAAAAGGCAAAGTCCTGGTATTAGGACGATAGAGAGACTTGCTACAGCTTTAAATGTAAGTCCCATGTATTTCTTTAATGAAAGTGCCAGGACCGTATTTGATATTTCAGAGGTTAACGAGGTATTAACCGATGAGATTAAGCAAATGCTACTAGACAAGGAAACGCTACCTTACCTATTGCTGGCTAAAAAGGCATATACTGAGCAAATACCGCCTATCATTGTCGAAGAACTATTAAAAACTATCACTAAGGTAAGAAATATGTAAATTATTTGTCGAAATTACGTGAAACTATGTACTTGAAATTTGCGGACATATGCGTATATAATAGTAAACATAAAACATGTGTTCGCAAAGGGGGATGGATTATGAAAGTTAATGCAGTAGCAGACTTCGGAGGTCTTTTCCATTGTGTGGTTGATGGTAAAAACATCACTGTTGACAAGAACATCACCCATGAAGGTATTAGCGAGGTAAATAAAATAGTAAGATATGGTCACACGAAGCAGGATGCGTCCTTGGTTGATGCCAGGGAAGAATATCTCTGTGCTGCCGGTTCCGCATAAAACAAAAACCCCTTCCGTTGTGGAGGGGTTTAATAATTATATTGAAATATGACAAAATTAATGTTAGAATGATTGCTAATTAAATGCCGAAAGGAACCCCCACCGACCAAAGTATGGGTTCCTTTTATCTAAGCGTGAGGTTTACTCATGCCTGCTTTGCTGTTTATTATTTTAGATTATGCAGGCCAAAATGTCAACTCCTTGCCGCTTAGAATTTATTGAAAATTTTATAGGTGGAGGGAAAATTGATGGGACAGGCACTTGCGAAGAACTATGAAAGGTATGCAGAACAAAGAAAAATCACAATTGAACATACCTTTTTCAAGTTAAGATCATATCTTTCTATAGTTAAAAACAACAATAATAATAATGATGATTATGATTGTATCTTAGATAATAAGATTAACTCACTTAGGAGTTATTTAGACAGAAATACGTCTGAAAAAGTTATGAATGAAGGTGCAAATACAATGAATGAAAAGAAATATACTGTGAAAGAAGTTTCTGAAATGCTTAATGTTTCTACCAGGACTATTGAAAACTATATTAGCGCAGGAAAGTTAAAGATTGAATGGGGTAAAGGCAGGACAGGTAGGATTAGATTGATAACCACCGAATCAATAAATGAAATGAAAGAAAATGAAAGAATGAAATATGAAGAAGGTTATGTAATAGACGAAGTTATGAATGAAACTCCGGTTGAAGTAGTTTTGAAAGAAGAAACAGTTTCAAAGGAAGAAGTTCAGAAAATGGCTATTGCTGTGGTGGAGCGAGTTATAGAAAATAAACTTATTATCATAGAAGAAGAATTTAACAGGAAGATAGATGTTATTATAGAGCAAAACAAAGAATTAATATTGCTTAATCATGCTAGAGAAAAAGAAATTGCAGAACTAAAGGAATTGCAAGTAAAAGACAGAAGCAGAATAGACGATTATATTATTAATGAACGTGAAAAACGTAAAGAATGGGATAGTATGCCTTGGTATGAAAAAGTATTTAAAAAGAAAAACCGCCCTTATTAGGCGGTTATACAACTAATTGCTCGTCTAACTTATTAGACTTACCAATATTACAACTATTGCATAATGTTCTAAGGTTATCTGGTGAGTTTAGTTGATTTATGGTCATATCTCTACCCTCTGGACTGTTAACAGGTATTATATGATCTACATGCAATTTAACTCCTTCATCATTAACGCCAGCACCACACCAGACACATCTATAATTATCTCTTTTTAATATTTTTACTTTTAGCGAAGGTGATACGTGTCTACCAAAAGTAATTTTTTTCTCAGATACAAAGACCTTGTTTGGTGATAAAACTTTACTCTTTAGGTTGTTATGTGATTCTGACAATTCTTTATGTTTTGCGACAAGATTATTATATTTATCAACTAAACTATTATAGTTTTTAGCTATTCTATTTCTGTCCTCTACTACAGGACTATGGTATTTATCAAGAAAACACCTACAGCATATAAAAACGCTTTTGTCTGTACCATTTGCGGGTGGTAAAAGATAAGCAAAATAGTTTTCACCACAAATACTACATAACGCTAATTCATTTAATTTTGGAATTATCTTACTCCCTCCCTTTCTAATTTATCTAATACGGCCAACCTGCAATAGTCAGACACTGACAAACCTTTACTATCTGCCATTGCCTTAATTTTTTCCCTCAGAGCATCATTAATACCGTAAATAGTTACTCTATCTTTCCTTCCGGCCAAAATAATCACCTACTTTCTACCTATATTATAACGCCAAACTAACGTCAAGTCAAGTAAATAATGACAAAGTAAGCGGTCCTGGTGGAAGTTCTGGAAAAAGTAAAACCGCCGAAGCGGTTATCACTTACCCATAATTTCATTTGCCTTTTTAATTGCTTCATCAATAATACTGATCAACGGTTAACCTCCCCCTAATTAGTAATGACTAAACTATCATTCTTACACATAGGACACCTGTTTTCATCCCCACCCTCACCGTCATACATAAAGTAACCGCCCTGCATATTTATCTTAAACACAGCACTCTTATAGTCCATGTATCCTGTAGTGTAGTCGCAATCTTCACAGTAAATATCGACCATTGCTTTGCCCTGCTCTTCAATCTCTGCCTCAGTAATGTTATTTAGGAGTTGATTGCTCAACGACTAACCTCCTTCAAGGTACTACTAACCACGACAGACACATGTTCCGATCTGCCATCCTGAGCAATATACTTCGCCCATTTCGGTATTGAGTAGAATTTAATTTGACTATTCACCATTACCACCCACCCCCAAGCACTTCTCCAGTAACCCACGCAAGGTTGCAGAAGTTTCATTATCCCACGTACTAAACCACAGTAAAAACTTTTCCTCGGCATGAGTAGGAGTAATACCGACACCTTTTAAAATCTTCACAAGGGCATTGTAGCGAGCAATCGGAGGACTGCAATAGTTTTCTATCTCAACAAGTCTTTTCTCCCTGATGCTATGCCCATACGAACACTCAGGGCAAACGATGTTGTTGTCCAACCGTGCATAATACACTATATCGCCATCAGTAAATTGTTTGCCGCACGACTGGCAGTTACGAATTGGTGTTGTTTTCATTTTACACCTCCAATTCACCAAAACATTTCTCGTATTGGTCGCATTTATTACAATTCATACCCTCATATCCGCATCTTTCAGAGTATCCGCATTTTTCACAATGAAACGGTGGATAGCAATAACCTATGTCGTTGGAAACTCCTTCTGAGTACATTGCTTCGCCACACTTAGGGCATGGTTCCTGTATTACCTGGTCGTATACACCCATTCATACTTCCTCCCCACATTTATCGCATTTCCCCTCTGCCCTCTCCGCAGCGGTCAACTTTCTACCGCACCCAAGGCAGTGTTCCGATTCTGTTTTGTTGTAGTCGAAGGTCATGTTAACTTTACTTCTTCCTTTCAATAGTTATTCTAAATACCATAGAGCAGTTACTACACTTAATTTCATCATAAACAGATAATATCCCCTGTTCAATGTTTTTGTCTGCACAATATGGGCAATACCATTCAAATGAATCTTTCTCTAAGTCGATCGGTTCAATGCGCACCAACTCGTCAATCTGCCCAATGAATGACTTGTTTTCTTCCTTTAATGCGGCAACTTTGCGTTCTAGTGTCTGACTGTGCTTCATAAGTTCTTTGTATTTCACTCTACTTCCTCCCCTCCGTCAATGATGCGCCTAATCCTCCGCAACTTACCAAGAGTGATATTGTTCTTATAAGGACACCCAATCTTCCTCTCTATGTATCTTAGAACGGAAGTAAACTCCTGCTCATCAAGATACTCCTGCATTGACAGGCATATCTTAAATCCAGGACTATCAATGCACCTAAGAGATTTAATCTCACATTTGAATAGTCTAGAAGTGTTATTTATAGCAATGTAAAAATAACTCCTTCCAACCTTCATAACCTCATATTCATTCGGTTCTTTGTTGCTGCTGTAGTGGTCTTTCACATAAACCCTCTGACCTACTTCCATTAGTCCTTCTCCCTCACCTTTAATTTACTAGCAATATCAATCATAGATTTATACCAATCACAACTATCTGTAATAGCGCAATCAGCACAGGCATGGTCACTTCTCGCCCTAACAACACATGGTGTCATGACTAGAAAACTACGAACAAGTTGAAAGAAGAATTCGTTAGAATCTCCCTTCTTATTCTGAAATACTTCAACACTACTAACAATGTCAACATACTCCCTAACTTTAACGATAAGAAACTGCTTAATGCCACCTGCCGCCTCAACATCTTCCTCCATGTCACTGTCGGAGCTATAGACTTCATATCATAGGAAATTTACTATATCGGCAAAACCATTTGTGTAATACATGAACTGAATACCTTCGCCGCATAGTTTTGGATTATCCTCGCAAATCTCGGAGTTTAATTCTACAATAGCATCAATAATGTTCATTAACTTTCCTCCTTCCTTCTTATTGCTAACTTTTCACCCCAATTAGCGCAGGTATCATAAACGCCCATAAACAATTAGCATTATGCGTTAAATATGGTGCGGCAATAACGCAGACACTAACACCAATCCATGCAGTAGCAAGTGTTCCGTATGGGTTCATTGGTTATCATCCTTTCTATTATCCAACCATTCATCAATAATCCGACGAATTAACTCTGAAACTTTTAACTTCTGCTTACATGCCTCCTTCTTTAATTTACCGTGTCTTTCATCATCCATAAAAATACTTCTGCGCTTCAATTCTGCTCACCTCACATATATTATATACCGTTTAGACATACAATGCAACACTTTTCTACCGTATCCAGCACAAAGTTACTCAAAAAAAATAACCCTTTCGGGTTACAGACTTTCCTATTCCCATTTAATATCAATCGCATCTAATACTTCATCGGGCATATTCTCGGCAAATACCTCGCATATAGCAAGTAAAGACATACAAACATCCATTGCCTTGTCGAATTCCTCGACGCCATTTTCATAGTCAGTATCAAGTTTATCTATTTTGGCATGGAAAATTTCAAATACCTTAGAAAAATCTTCTCTTTTCATTAAAAACAACTCCTTTTAAATTATTCGTCATACTGATCGTTCTCCATTCGTTAACCTATTCGCACCCCTACACACCTAAAGAACGGATAACACCTTAAAAACCCAGCAAATACAGCAAAATGGACAAGCGTAAAATTCCGGTATATAATCAGGAGGAACGACGGATTAATGGCAGCAGCGCGAAACGTGGACAAGTTGACTGACCGACTAACCGACCAAACAACCGACCGACTAACTCGTTAATTAATGAACTTCCCAAAGTCAATTATCTCCTGCACCCTACTAACAATAATATCCAGTCCTAAGAACACAACTAATAGCAATATCATTTGTCCTATACTTCTCCTATTTGTCACCTTACAGACGATAAAACCAATTAGACCAACCAACGCCAACAGCATCAACTCAGGCAAACACACACATACAATGACAAAAACTATAACCTGTATAATAGTAAACATAGCATCACCTACACAAATATTCTTGATACGTGATCTAATAAATCTAAGGCAACCCCGATAACTAATATTATGGCCAGAAAAGTTGCTACTATTTTTATCACGGCACAAAAGTTACCCTTGCCAACAGCACCGGCAACCATTTCAGCAACCCAACTCCCTACCGCTATTACCATGAGAATGACTATCTTGTTACCTACACCACCCCAGCCAAAAGTTTTAGACATCGTATTTCGCAAACCTTCCGACAATGCAAACGCAACCATTGGAGATAGTAGTAACCCGATTATTGCCGCAATATACCTCATCCCAGCACCTCCCGGCGTAAATTTCCCACAAGATAACTTCTAAACTCCAACCCGTTTTTATTCTCCGACTTAATCATTTTGTTAATTTCCTTTAACTTTCGCTCGTCGTTAGTGACTATTAAAACGGCAGGAAACCGCTTAGTATGCTTTACCCACCATTGATCTGGTAAATTATCGTACAACTTATTATATTTCCGCACCTTATCAAACTCGTTACCCGGATGATGAATGTCCATTTCGATAAACAGAAACCTAAACTGACCCGTGATTGTATTTTTAATAGCAATAAAGCAATCTGTAATTAGTATTTTCATGTCATAATTGAAGTCTACGGAGTAAATTTCCTCCCATGACTTCAATTGTCGCTCTATCCAGATAACCGCCCAATTAAGCAATACGGTATGCTCTATCTGTTTAATTTCCTTCTGGAAGTATGCGTATGGTTCTTCTGGCGAATAACGGAAACGTCGTAACCTTAACTGATCGGTCAACCTCTTTAATCTTTGCTGACATTTTCTTTTACCAGATGCGGTCAATGGGAATAGTAATACCTGTACCTGTTCGGCGTTAAGACATTTATGACTACCTACGCGCCATGCTATTTCGTTATCGCGGCAATAGCCGTGTTTTCTGTGAGACATTGCACCACTCGTTAAAAACATCCATATCCCTGCCTTTCAATAGATTTTTTGCCTGTTTGACTGGCAGGTGCATTGTCTGTACTTCCTTGGTATCCATACCAAACTTATATATCGCCCTGCCTTTTATTCCCGGCAAATGTGCGGCAATAGAGCAATTTTCACCTAGCACCATGCGACTATTTAATTCGTCGGCAACTTGAAAGCATAACCTCGCTTGGAACATTGCCCTTGTGTCGCCCGGCAAAACCTTTGTTGACGGTCTTTGTGTTGCCGCTATTACAGATATTCCAACCGCCCTAGCAAGTCTGGTTATGCGGTCAACTAACTTGATTGTATCCTTGCAAGATATTTCTGCTAGTTCGTCAATCACGACAACAATAAATGGTAATGGTTCTTTCGCTGTTTTATTGTAGTCTTGAATTTTAACTACCTTTGCCTTTTCTAATGTCCTTATACGCTGCTCCATGCCTTTCTCGACAGACTGCATCAACAATAACGCTTCTTCCTCTGTCTTTGCTAATGCCGCATAATCCTTCAAATAGGCGAATTCTAACCGCTTTAGGTCAATAATTCCTATTCGTGCTACTGGCAGCAATGAAGCAATAAGGACATGCAGAAAGTTTGATTTTCCATACCCCGGTACTCCGGCAACAAGTAGATGCGGAGATTCTTCAAGCGGTAGCACTTCTAGTCCCTGCTTGCTAATTCCGACAGGTATAGGCAAGTCTAATTTTCCGCTATAATCCCAAACGTATTCTAACTTACTTGGTATCTCGTTAGTGTTTATGTCCATGTACAAAAACCTCCCCTTCTTAATCATTTCCACATTCAACCCGGTAGCATCCTCAAAGTAGTCTTGCTGACTTTTTAATGCGTTAAATGAGGTGCCGGGGCGCATAGTAAATATCATATGCCAACCTGTAGGAGTTTTCTTAATCCCCTTCCGTATAGGCAATATACGGGGTTTATTTGGGGGATAAAGTATGTCTATAGTGTCTAGTATGGTTGCAGGTATTTCGTTGCCCTTACGGTGTCTCCATGCTATTTTAAGGGCATCTATGCCATCGGCAAGAAGGTTATTTTTTTTCTCCATAACATACCTCCGTTCGCTATGCTGTTCGTTAAGTTTATGCGGATAGAATTTGTCCATATTGCAGGTAAGTTTTAGGGAAAAAGTTGTTGAAATTGTTTTTGCTGGGTGGTATAATACATCAACAGATCCCACCACGCCTCTGTCTAAATCAGGCGCACCATGGTGGGACGGTAAATAAGCGGAGGCGCAAAGAGTGACGCTATATCTAAGACCGGGAAGTGAGTCCGTGGCAATTCGGACATAGAGTCTAGTGACTAGTGCCCGGCAATTGCAAGGTTTGATTCCTTGCCCGCTTAACGGTTATGGGAACGAAAGAACCCTATTTGATGGACATTATTGGTCAGACATGATAGGTCTTGATCGTACCTTAAAGCGACACTACAGACGGTTGATATTAAGAGGTTTTAGCATACCGGAGTAGTAAATAAGCGAATAAAAATCTCATAAACACCCAAGAGATGCAGTATACGGCATTGATGGTGACAAAACTCTCCAACGTATCTTATCTTTAAAGTGTGGGTGTGTAAGCACAGCGAACCTTGACGTACACCATGGCGCGCACTTTAAAAATAGGGTATGTGTGGGGAGTTTTGTTTTGAGTAAAAAAAAGAGGCCGACCGTGGAAGGCGACCTTTAGTAGATATACTTCGGGATTATTTATGCTAGTAAGATAATCCGGTGATACTATAACTATTCTATGCCGGAGATTATTTCTCCTGCAAACGGTATAAATATACCGTAAACGGTTGAATTTTTATTTGCTTAGTAGTATAATTGAATGACGAATAGAGGATTATGGAGGGATAAATAGTGTTACCGAAGAAATACCCCTGCAAACCTGATATTTTCGAGGCTACATATGATGATGCTGATGGTGAAACGGAAAGCACCCAAAAGACGGGACTGAACTTCGGTCAGGCGCTGGATGCTCTGAAAAAAGGTGACTGTATATCAAGGAAAGGTTGGAACGGCAAAAATATGCACGTTAGTATGCTTAGTCTATATACTGCCGACAATGTTCCGATTGATAACAAATGTCTCGTTCTATTTAATGTCAACTGTAAATACAACACATGGGTTCCGAGCATAACCGATCTGCTTGCCGATGACTGGGAAGTAGTCAACCAACAACACACAAACTCTCTCTAACTGAGGGAGTTTTTTATTTACCCATAAACTGTATACAGTATTCTTCTACCGTAAACAGTTGCAACACAATTAACTCGGTGGTATAATATTCACATCGAACCGCTACGCCTCTGTCTTCGCGTGATATGCGTACATGGCGGTTACTCCGATAATCTGAGGCGAAAGGAAGTGAATACCTCCGTGTGGAATTAGCATTGTTATTGAATCTAGTAGTAGTGTATTCCGTTGAAAAAATTTAGCCTTTAGATGGACGCGAGAGCGTTCTTTTTTTACCCAAAAAGCAACTGTGGCAGACAGGGAATTAATTAGAATTCGTGGCGAATCAGCAATAACAAATTCAAAATTAGGATTAATATGAAGTTAGTCCCTCCGTATTGTGAAGTAACTCAGTTGGTAGAGTGGTTGACTATTAATCAGCTTGTCGTAGGTTCGAGACCTACCTTCACAGCCAGTAGTCCCTATGAAGGACATGACGACAAAACTACCTTTTAGATTATACTAAGGGTAGTTTTGTTTTTTGTCCAAAAATAAAAACCCGGCAACCGAAGTCACCGGGGGTATAAAAATTAATTCTCGTATTTTAGTTTAACCACCTAAGACATTAAATATTCCACAAACGGACGGTTAGTTTTAACTACTCCGTCAATCAAGTAAACCCTTTCGACTAATATATTAAAGGTATCCTCCCCGACACTCTTAGGAGTATAGAAATCCTTCTGAGTTCCGTTAATCTTAACGATAAAGTCTTCGCCGACTATCCATTCTGTATTACCACTAACCTCCTGTGTAAGCGCATTTTCAGCCTGTTTTAGCGACTCTTTATCCTCTACTGGTACATTTACTATAGCAGGCAAATTTAATGCCTTAATTGCGTTCTCGATAGTGCTATTTACTATCTCGGATACCTTTTCAGAGGTGAAGTTGATACCGGCATGAGATAACTCTAATTGCATTTTCTTAACATCGAAGTGCTGTGCAATGAAGTCACTTGCTACCTTCTTTATAATGTATATGAGTGACGGTATTGCTGCCGTTGCTACTACTTCAAGTGCTACCGTTGCTATGTTTTGATAATCCATTTATGCCACCCCACTTTTAGTTTTTAGATTGAACGCCAACACCATGCCATAAGCGATCTCATTTGCCAACTTACTAAGAAATGCCGAATCTTTTAGTTTATCAGCATCTTTCTTGGTATCGATAAAACCGTTCTCAATCAACATGGCAGGTATACCTTTCTCCTGCATCTTCCGCAACACATAGAAGTTAGCACGTTTCTTGCCCCTGTCCGGCATATTGTTCTTAGTAAATACCGGGGCAGTATTGTCGTGAATAATGTTACGTATCAAGTCAGTTGCCCTGCTCGCGTTGTTGTGTATGAATGACTCAAAACCAGTTCCACCACCTGCGTTGGTATGGATGGATAAATAATAATCTGCTCCCAAACGTATTGCATCATTGACCGGACCGCTTAACTCGGTATTCTTATCAGAGTTCGGATTAGTACAGGATGGTTGGGATATAGTAACCTCTACATCGTACTTAGCGAGTTTATCCTTGACTAAGTTTGCAACCGTCCAATTAAGTTGCTTCTCTTGCAATCCGTTTCCTACTGCTCCGGGGTCTTTTCCACCATGACCGGGATCTATGACTATTAACATGGGTTATTCCTCCTATTGTCGTTTTTTTAACTTGCTGGTAACTTGCAAAAACGCTAAATTATACTACCTAAATTTCTTTCTTATCAAGGTCAATCGCTTCTCTCCGATGCCCTTAATCGCGTCCAGTTCGTCCACAGTGACGGGTTTATTCTCCTGCCTATACTTGATTATCCTCTGCGCTGTAACCTGCCCTATGCCCTTTATGGACACTAATTCGGCGGTAAGTTGTTTGTCTGTCAACTGGTTAATGTCTAACTTCGTATCTTCCGCATAAGATAACGAAACGGAGAAAACGCAAACAGCAATTATAAGCGCAATAACAATGGCTAATTTTGAGTTAACTCTCATTTTATTGCCATCCCACCTAACATGCCGCAAATAGATGTTAATGCGGCGATTAAAAAAGTTGCCCACACAGGCAACCTGTTCTGAAAATCCTTTCTCATATCTTCCAATTTATCAAGCACCCCCGAAAACGCTTCCCTGTCGTCGTCTTCATGCTTCTTTTGATATGTCTCTAATTTTTCCAAGTTGACGAAAAGCGTTTTTACTTGCTCCTCTAGACGAACATTATCACTCAATTCAATACACCCCCTGGCGGTATCAGTATTGCTTCCCTGACCGGGTAATGGTATCATGTCCTTGCAGACACAGGGGTAACGTCCCTGTAGAACCGCTTCCCTGGAGGCGGTGTCTGCACAGTTTATCACCTCATTTCCGCAAAATAAAAACACCCCCGAAGGAGTGCTTATATTGACTAACTAATACCTTACAATAACTGCATAACCGAATCATTCCACTTTATCTGATAACCGCTATGACCGTTTCTTTCGTATGGAAATTCTTCTGCGTATTTTCGACCTTCCTCAGATAGTCGCCATTGTTTCTCTGTCTTCCTATCTCCGGTTTTCTTTGATGTGCGGGTATACGTATCTCGATACTGTAACCCAAGACTTGAAAGTTTCTTATTCATATCTACCGCACGGATACCGCCTATCTTCAGTCCCAACTCAGTAGCGGTGTAAATACCAGTTTCATGTTCTGCGGAAGGTAGTGCCTTCTTGTATTCTTCCATAGACTCACCAGTTTTGCGTTCTATCCTATTTATGGCTATAGAATTTGCTATTCCTGGTTTTATTCCAGTCGCATCAGCAATTAGTTTTGCTATGGCAAGTTCGTCCTCAATTATTGGTGCTATCTGTAAATAGTTGTGTCTGCCGGTTGTCAATGGATATACGATTTCATCCCTCATATGAAAATATTCATCCAGGATTGCTTCGTACTTGTCCCACGCAAGATCATCGTCAAAAATCTTTAGGAGTTTGGCGTAACCTCTTTCGGATAGGAGGTAGATAGTTTCTGAGCGATTAACAGAATTTTGACTCATAATTCCGTGGTCGACCAAATTGACCTCGAAATTAGTTCTCTTTAAATCAATAATGTCTATACCGTCTTTGAATCTATCTCGGTTATTATTAATATCTTCGTTAACACGTTTCAATTCCCTGCCGTGAATTTCGGCAATAGTCTTAGCCAACATTGCCTTCTTATCTTCACCGAAACCGCCTGCAATTTTAGGAACACTGACACCGCAAATAGTCGTCGTACCAACTAATCTCAAAGTTTTATTCATGCTACTCCTCCAACTATTTTATTTAACCGCAACCCGTCACGCATACCCTGCTCATACGCCAGACGAGTTTCGCATATCTGTCTGTTACTGTAAGCGTCAAGTAGTTGTGTAAATAACCCCTGATTCTCCACACTCAACAATTGACTAACCTGATTACTGGCAATTTTCAGTTTGTCCATTGCTTCGATATACTCATCATCCTTCTGTCGTGCCGATACAATAGCATCACTCGCCCGGTCTGCACACAACTCCGCAAAACATTCTCTGAAACTTTTATCCATCTCTCTGCCTCCCCACAACTTATATCTGTGTTACTTCTAATTAAAATTATACTACTCTTATGGTAGTATGTCAATACGACAAAAGTAATATATTAAAAAATAGTTGCAATTCTATAACCCTAAGTGTTATACTGAATACGGTAGGAGGTGGAAAAGTTATGGCTAAAGTAGTAATCAAAGTTTCCGAGTTAATGGGTAGGCATCGCATAAACCAAAGAGAGTTGACCGCATTAACAGGAATACGCCCCGGTACTGTTTCGCAACTATGGCATGGCACAACAAAGAGAATAGAAATAGAGCAAATCGGCAAACTGTGTCAGGTTCTCAAATGCCAACCGGGCGACTTATTTGAATATGTGTCGGACGAAAAATAACCACCCTGTTGAGAGTGGTTATTTCTTTTTAATAATTTCCGGTACTATACATTCTGTTCTGGATTATATCTCCGCTAACAAAATGATTAAGGTTATAGTCACAATCCATTTCTGCATCAAAGTATTCGTCAATTATCTCCGTTGCTGACTCAGCAGATATTAAATGTATCCCTATAATGTCGATGGCATTTTGCATCTGCTCGTCCTTCATGGCAGGATGATCTTCTTCTAATAGATTACGGTATTTAGAAAAGAAATATTTAACGCATTGAATTTCTAATGGGTCAGACGGATAAATACTGCTTTTAATTATATCTATAAATATTCTATATGACACATTGCTTTTACGCTTTTCAGTAAAAGCAACATTATATACATTATAAGATTTTTCTTCTTGATTGGTTTTATTAAGATTGTTCTTATTACTCCGCCCATATTGCGGAGGTACTTCTGCTATTTTATCCGATGTACTTCCTCCATTTTGGCGTAACTGTTGATATTTAAGGGCTGACGACTCTTTTATTGCATTATGAGCGTCTTTACCCTTCTTAATCAGGTCAATTATCATATTATCGTTGTCGTTAATTTTAAAATACCTTTTTGCCGGCAAACCTTTTACAACCACATGCAACAACTTAATCTTTACCAAATTCTTAATTGCTGCCCTCTGTTGTTTTTCGGTAATGCCTGTCCCTGCGTATAAGTCATTTACGGTATTAAAAAAGTAACCTTCATCAGACAATAACCCTTTATCGGCAAAATACTTTTGCCTTGAGCATAATTCGCAATACAGTATTGTTTCATGTAGTCCGATAGCATGAATAAGCAACTTATTTACCTGTATGTAGTTTTCGGATAAAAGCAATTCTCTGACTGTTTTCTCTTGTTGCATAAAAAATCACCCCTCCTAAAGGCGTATTCTCCTAATTATTTAATATGGGAGTGCGGATAGGAGTTTCCGCACCATCATAGGTAGCTAATCCATGATGTCCCATATGTATATTATACCACAATTATTAACAAGAAAACACCCTTTCGGGTGCTTTTTGTTTACCTAATTCTATTCAATTCTGCATCCCTTTGGACTTCCAAAGACTTGAAATATGGATCATATTCCTTCTGTAATTCCCTGTATGACCAAGAGTTTTTATCTGGAGCTGTCTGAGAATTTTTAGTGTATTGCTTGCAATAATCCTTCCACTCTTGATCCATCTGCGCTTGCAGAACGATTCGCTGCGACTCATACATATCAATGACGTACTGCCTTGCGTTCTCTAATTCTTCCTCATAAGCGGCGGCATATTCTTCTTCATAATCAGTATCATTATATGTCTGCGGTTGTACCTGCTGACTTATAACCTGCTTTGGTTGCCACACGATATTTACCGTTTGCCTTGATTCGTCCCACGATACATTCGCGCCGAATATCTCAGCAATTAAACGAACCGGAACCATTACCCTGCCGCCAATGTTTTGCGCTGACACATCAGAATACACATCTTGACCGTTGACGTTTATCCCGATAGCGGCAAATGCAGGTACAGACAGCGACAATAGAAGTGTGACCGTAAGTAAGATTAGTAACTTTTTCATAACAACAAACCTCCCTAAATTTGATTAGTTAATTATATGCAAAATCTTTGTTCATAATCTAGGGATAATTTGTCGATGAAGAAAATTATTTTAACCTATTAGCCATATAGTAAGAAACTGTTCCAACGAACCATATGATAAGTGTTTGCTTAATGACGTAGTAAATGCCCCATTCGCACGACTCCACAATATTCCAAGTACCAACCATGCAAAAAATATAAAACAGTGTTTTTAATGACGACTTAGTTTCTCCAGACCAAAACAATTCAAACCTACTTCTCATATTCATAGAGCATAACCCCTTTTATTTGAATTATACTCCATCATAGCAAAAACGAGAAGTATTATTTTACCTGACAACTACTCCACCGTTTCTTTTGACCACCACATAACCCCTGCTTTTTAGTAGTTGTATCTTGGCATATTCATTAGCACTATCCAAAATGCTTTTCATTCGTTTAACGGCGATCTCTGGTCGCATTTTTGGCGACAACTTTGAATATCCTTCAAACACCTTAGTACCCATATTTTTTTGATAGTCGGACATTTCCTGTCCTGTAAGGTCAATGCTAATAGGTTCACTTTTCTTATTAATCCTATTTACCTTAAAGGAAGAATCGGCAACCCTTGGCAATATTGAAGCGTCGCCAGTTTTTTCGTAAACATCTAAAACTCGTTGCTCAACTTCAGAAGGATTGAATTTCTTAGTAAGTCCTGGATTTATAAAAGAATTAAAGAATGTATTTCCACCTGATATTGACTCTATATCCCTACCAAGAGTATCAACCTTTTTCGGCAACGATGAACTTAGTCCAGGTATTTTCGCCTTACCTTTATTTATCACTTCTTCATACATGCTTTGACTTCTTGTTTCGCGGGCATTTTTGTCAGTTATCTTTGCTATCTGACCGCTGACTGTAGGAATGAACTGTAATGGTGCTTGAAATATAGTATCAAGTACGCCCTGCATAGTATCGTAACCGCCAACCATTCGCGTTAAACCTTGCAAAACTGACTGCTTTAAAAGTGCATTGCCACCACTTTTAATTGATTCGGCAACCAAGTTTGAGGCGCGTTTACGGTTTTTAATTCCAGAATATATATCAGCACCAACCGCCAATGCGACGCTTATTGGTTGGGCAAAATCATATGTCCTTATTACGTCACCCTTCTTAGGTTTCGGATCTTCCCCGCTTAACAACCTAATAGCGGCACTCATATTATAAGAATAAGGAGACATGCCCAAGTTCTTTTTAAAACTAGCTACGTTGGAGTTTTTATCTTGCTGCCCTGTTATAACATTACTTCGGGCAAGATCGTAACCAAGTAGAATCAACCCGGTTCCTGTTACTGCTCTGCCTATAGCATCGACAAATTTCTTTTGATTAAATTCACCCTTACTACCGCGATATGCTTCCTTTGCTGCACTAATAAATCCTAACGGACTATAATCAATAGCTTTATCCATAATGTTTCCAGGTGTCTTTGCGAATGGAATAGCGATATTTCCTAATCCCCATTCCTTATTGCCTATCCCTGCTTTTGCTCCAAGTTTGTTTAACCCTTGTCGCAAATAGATAATAGCGTTAGACACTTCACTATCATTCTGGAATGTCCTGTCTTTTGCTACTTCTAATGCAAAATCCTCCATTTCGGGAGTTGGTTTATCTGTCTTGTTAATTTTCATTTGCTGCCGCAATGCGTCGTCATATGCACCTTGAAAGAATGTTCTATCTCCGTATTGCAAACCTCTCGTTGTAGCGTTATCTAAGAAATTAAGCACCTTATTGTCGAAGGTTCTTCCGACTGGTATTTCGTACTGTCCTCTTGTAGGAGAAGTATCAACACCAAGTTTGATGTCCTCCGTAACTAATTTAGCACCTTTTACAATACCCTTTGCCTGTGTAGCAATTCCCTCTACTGAAGGTGCAAGAGTAGTTCTTTTTGCATCAATGCCCTTCTTTTTAAGGTATGCCGTTGTTGCTCTGTCAGCAATACTTCCTGGAATGTCCTTAATATTCTCAAATGTTCCCAATATAGCGTTGCCGCCAATATTTCGCGCCAATAGTGTTTTAGGGTTTAGTAGCATTGCAATTCTACGCAAAGCATCAAACTTTCTAGTAAACGATACAGGTTTTTGTTCCGCTAGTATTTTCAACATCTGCGCCCTCAATATCTCCGACCGCCGACCAGTCGCCAACTGCGCCTGCTCTGCCAACGCAACCAACCTATTAGCAATATCCTCGGTCAACACCGGCAACCCCATCTTCTCAGCAACCGACCGTCTGTATTGCTCCTTAGACAATGCGCCCAAATTTGAAAGTTCAACAATCTTCTGGTCAATAGTTCTCTGTTCTTTAGTCAACGACTTCTCGCGAAACATATTCTTCAATATCTGCGCTTTCTTCATTTCCGCTATCTCGGCAAATCTGGCCTGAATGTCCTGAGCCAACAATGCCGCTTCGTCCTTTGGTAACATACCGCGAGTAGTCAACTTTTCAGCCAACGTCTGACCTGTTTTATCAACTACGGTAAAGTGTTGCCGGACAATGTTATTCACATCAATACCGTACTGCTTGATACCCTTAGTAACCTCCCTACTTAACTGTCCCTTAGTGTAGGGGTGATAGAGAAGTTCGGCAAACATTTGGTCAAGGTTAACACCTTCAACAGATAATCCCTTCGCTTCTAACTGCTTAACAATATCCTTCTTCGCCTCTGACCATACCTGATTAAACATTTTGCGGTTATTCAAGGCGTTATATATCGGCAACATGCCATCCTTGGCAGACTTAGCACCTTCTACCTTCGGCATAGACTCTTTTGCTTTCTGCATCAGAATATTAAACATTTCTTTGACGGGGTTAGTCTCGGCACCTTTCGGACTGTCAACCGCCATACCTATAATCCTTTTCGCTAAGTCAGAAGTCTTATCGTCACGCTTCTTCTTCAACGCTTTATCAAGTTTACTGCCTAATTCTAAGGACAATACTTCGGCGTTCTTTCCGGTCAACCCACTATCTTTAACGATAGACTGAATAAAGGCGTTATTCTCTGCTTTAGTTCCTCGGAAATTCGGTGACATTGGACCAAATGCAGACTGCTCTAAGTCAAAACTCTTATCCTTCATTGCTTCGACTAATACACGACTAAGCGATCTCTCAGAATACGGCACATTAAGGAAATGCTCAACGTATGCTTCAACGTCTTTCATGACCTGCGGTATTTCTCCGTTCTGCTCCAGGATAACCTTCTTTGAATCTTCCCAAGTTTTGCGGTAGTTGTCGCTTTGCTGTAGTGCGGTTGCGATTTCGTCTAATGCGTTTGTCTTAACGGGTTTAACTTTATCTTTAGGTAATACCTCCTGCGCCTTTTTGAACAATGTCCTAACCATTTGCATCTCAGAAGTGATTGCTTTAGGCATCATCGGTTTAGTCCATTGAACGACCTTTTGCGCTAATACGGCGGCAGGGTCAAACTCTTTCTTCTCGGTAGTAGGTTTGCCGGGTTTATTGCCTTTCTTGTCCGGTTGCTTCTTGCCGCCCAATTCGGGAGTCTCGCTAACCACTTGGTCAATTGCTTCTTTGTCGATACCGTCAAATTCTTCTTGCAGTTTGCCGCTCAGATCGTCGTGCTTATCTTTAGTTTGTTTCGGTAGTTCGTTAAACGCCTTTTTGGTTTCTTTGTTTGCCTTGATAAGTACACCTTCGGGAGATAAGTTCATAAATATTTTTACTGCCTGCGCCATTTGACCGGCAGAAGTAAGTTGCTTGCCCATACTTTCAAGCAATTCTACTGATGTATAATGCTTTCCCTGTTTTTGTAGCGCATATGCAAGTTGTCCTGCCATTGCAGGTTTTAATGCCGATACCTCAGTTTCATCGAAAACATACCTAAGTGCTTCTCCTTCTCCCATGTCCTCGATAAACTTTCTTGCTGCTGCCTCGGTTTCGATATTGGTTATGGATTTATATGCGCCCGGACCTTCTGTGTAAATATCAACCAGTAGACCTGCCTTGGTATCTAAATCGGTTACAGGCGCATCAATGGCAGTTCTCTGGAATGACCGCACCTTTTCATTAGTGCCTGGGAGAGTTGCTTGCTTTTCCGGTACGGTTAACCTTGCCGCCCCAATTGTGCCGGGATCATATGTGCCTGCCTGCCCTGGAATAGATTCAGCACTACCAGTAACCTTATTCCCTTCAATTATTAACTCGTCCGCTTTCTCCGGTTTTAGTCCAATGTCCTCTGCCATAGTTTTACTGCCATAAAGTTTATCGTACATTTCCTGATGACTATCATAGATAGTGTCGCTACCTAGTCCTAATTCTTTATTCGTATTTTTCCTTGCAGCATCAATAACACCTGCATACTTATCTTTCCTCTTGATGTTCTTAATATTATCCTCAACTAATTCACTAGCAAGGTTTCGTTTAAAAGTTTCAACATCGGCAACAGGTTCTGTTGTGGTATATTTTTTACTACCACGACTATAAGAATATGTTCCGTTATCGTTTCTTGTTATACGCAATTCTTTACGCTTGCTTAATATTTCGTCGGGACTAATACTGCCATCTATAATACCGTTAAGGATATTCTCTTTTTCGGCAATAAGTTTCTCTTGCCTTTTGTCTGCTTCGGCATATGCTTTCTTTTCTTGCTTATTGTATATATCCATGACTTTATTACTAAATTCATCATATGAAGGAATAGTTTTAACTTCCGATGTAGACTTATTGCCTACCTCTGCGGATAACTCAGGGGTTTCCTGCTTAACGTCACCCTTACCCTCTATCTCACCCTGCAACTGTTCTAACTCTGCCCAATCCTCGTCTGACATATCCTTATACTGTTCTTTTGACTTAATATCCGTACCATACGCCTTGTTTTTAGCATCGACGTATTCTTTACTCGGAGGATACTTATTACCGTAAATATCGGTATATCCATCGGTCAAATGCTCGTCAATTAGCAACTCAATCCGTTTAGCAAGTGCAACATTCTCCTGCCCTGCATCGTCAATAATGCGCTGTAAAGCGTTATTAATGTCGGCATAACTAACCTTCTGCTCGTCCAATATCTTAGCAATAGTATTAGTAGTCATGCGCTTATTACCGAATGAAATGTTTTCGCCGCCCGTATTCTCGCCATAAACGGTAGTACCGCCACGCGCTGCCTTTAATGATGCGGCAAGATCACCCATGATGTTTTTAGCCTGTTCTTGAATATGTGGTTTCAACTCGGGGTGATTGTACTGCATAGCATTAACTTTTCTATCCCCGACATTCTTAGATGTTCTCTTATCTACCGGAATATCAAATCGTTTTGCCTCGGCATCAAGTTTTGCCTTAACCGCCTCAAAAGTTTCTGCCGCATAAGTCCCGTCCTTCTCAATATCCTTCGCACCATTCAAAACACTCCTGCGGTAAGTGTCGGCAGTACCGATGGGATCCGGAAACTTGTCTTTAAGTTTGTTGTAGTTTTGCTCCGCCAAGACTTCCAATTCCTGCGAATATGTTTTCTCGTTATTAAGCATCTTCATTTGCTTATCTAACTCAAACAATAGGGCATGGTCGGCATCGGGTAGTGTTATGTTTGCTACGCCCTTACTGCCACGATTAACCTTAATTTGAGTAGTAATGGAAGGTACGTTCTCTTGTGGACTAAACCGATATTCACCATTAACCTGTTCTTCCTTCCATCCCTCATATCTAGGATCGTTGCGGAATAAATCGGCAGATTCTTTCTTAGCAAACGACACATATCCCTGCTTAGCAACATCATCCATAGTTTTCTTGTATCCTGCTTCTTGTGCAGCATTGCCCAAATCGTTAAAAGCAGTTTCAATGTCTGTCGCTGTTTTATTGCCCTGCTTCAAAACAGTTCTACCGTTGCCATCAAAGGCACTAACAATACCTTCTGACTCCATGCGGTTAATGTGTCTTGCTGCCTCGGCATAACCTATTTTTAGGTTTCTTTGTAGTAATGAGATAGAAGGACTATTGTTTTGCGTAACAAGTTCAACCGCTTTATTGTAGTTGTCGCTAACTGTTTCACTAACCGCATCGTCAAAAGTATCAGCACCGCTTCGGTTATTTACTCTCGGCACATCGTTGATAACTGGTTGCTGTTTTATCTCAGGAGTTGCTACTTCAGATACCGCCTCAGTTTTAACCTCCGGAACATTAACAACCTTACGCCCAACACTAGCAGCCTTACCATCTACATCAACCTGTATAATCATCCTGTCATTTGTTTTAACGGTCGCTTCTTTGCCGTTAGGTAAGATAACCTTGTCGCCCTGCTGTAAACGAAACTGTGGGTATTCTGCCGCTAACTCAGGGTAAGCATCAATTATCCTGTTTATCCTGCCTAAGTTGGTTGTGTTCTTGACTACGTTTCTTGCTAAGTTAATGTCGGCAGGTATGTCCTGCTTGACTTTTGGAGAGGTGACTTCTTTTTTTGTTAAAGGTATCTCTGTTTTATCCTTAAACAACCTACTTACACCCTTACCTAGTCCATAGGTTGCTGCACCCAATAAAGCATTTTGCGCTGCCACAACTCCCAAGTCCTCAACTGTAGGTGAATGTCCATTTGCTGCTGCATTACCTAAATCATAGACAACGCTACCTCCTGCCATTTCTGCCGCCGTTCTTACTATCGGTCTAGTTGTCTTAGGTAATATCTTACCTGTTGCTTTAGCACCACCACCAAACAACGCACCACCTGCAGAGGGCATAATGCTACCGGGACTGCCACCAATAAAACCAGTAGCACCCCCGATAAAGTCAGCAACCATGTTTTTGGTACTTGAACCTGTGTCCGTCTTATCTGGATTTTCCGTCAAGAATCTAACTTCATTGCCTGCCTGACTAGCACGTTCAACGGAAGGTATGTCAAATACCGCCTTTAGAGGACTAACGACTGTCGCCAATCCCCTACTAATTGCCGGATTATCTTTCGCAAACTTATCGCTTATGCCATACTCAGAAGGTTTAAAGTCGCTACCGCCCGGAAGTATGCCGCCAACCTTACTATCAATTCTACTATAGGTAGATTGTTTAGGTGTAGCAGGTTTGTCTTTAGTAGACATATATTCCCTTAGTGCCTGCTTACCATCATCGTTCAAATCAGTTAACTTAACTCTACCCGACCTGACCGCTTCATATAGTTTTTGTTGAGACAATTATATCACCTCGCTTATTTGAGGTATTGCTGTATTTCTTCATCGGTTGCGCCGGTTGTAGGTGTGCCTGCTGTAGTCATAGCACCACTACCGCCACTTAATATGCCCTTGTAGTAGTTAATCAGTTCTCTATCCGTTTCGGGGTCAATACCGAAGTTCGGATCTTTCTGCGCTGCCGCTAACGCTTTGCTCATTAATGCGCTATCACCGCCGCCCAATTGGTTATATAGCGGCAATAGTTTTGCAGTTTCCCCAGCAAAGAATTCAGAAGGAGTTGTCCCAATCGAAGTCAACAACATATCAATAGCATCCTTGCTGTTTGCGCCTGACTTCTTCGCCTCAATCATCCATTCAGGATCACTCAGCAACGAACTAACTGTATAGTAACCGGGATACTTCAAACCATTCTGCATATTCTCATTGTACCGACCAACCGCCTTATTGAGAAGGTCAGCAGTAGCAGCGTTCTGTCTCTCGCTTACCGTATCCCTGCCGCTTGCATCGAGATTATACTTATTGATCTGCGCTTCTTTCGTTGCCTTATCTAAAGCAAACTGTCTTTCATCCTTCATTGCAGAATATGACGGTTGACCTGTTTCCGGATCAACTCCGGTCATATCAATAATGTCGCCCCTGCCACCAAGGGTATATTCTCCTGTATTGCGATCCTTTTTAAATGTTGTAGCATAATCAATATCCCTGTCAAACTCCGCTTTATCCGCTTCGGCAATGTCTTTGCCGTAGTTGCTCGTAGCGTCGGCAAGTCCTAAAGCGTTCTTTTGGTTTCTGTCATAAATATCCATGAGCATCTTATTCTCTGCTGCTGTTTGACTATCCAGTAAGTCACCATACTGCCCATCAAGTTCACTCATACCCATATTATAGTTTTCGCTAAGGTTCAATAATGCGTTATTTTTCTGCATTTCCATTTCAGCATAGATCGGTTGATATGATTCTTCAAGTTTACGACTCATATAGTCAGAACCGCCATATTTAGCCAAACTATATGCCTGTTTTTCTCTGTCGTTTCTCTGGTTAATGCCTGTCTTAGTCTTACTCCAACTAAAGTCGTTATCTATTGCTCTTTGTCTTTGGTTCGCCAATGTCTCTCGATTATTGTACTGCCTTTCAAGTGCGGAGAACTTAGGTTTATAGGTTTGTCCGACCATATCACTAACCATTGGTCTATATTGATTAAGCGTATCGGCATTTAAACTACCGTATGCCTTTGCCTGATTAAGCATCGTCGCTTTACTCGGATTGACATATGCCCTGTTATTCGCTGGGTTAATACTAAAATCTCCGGTATCCTCACGGTATAAAGTATCTCCCATGGTAAAACTTCTTTTACCAACGTCTCCACCCAACCAATTAACCTGTTGCCCTGCCGCTTCGCCAAATGCCCTAGCGGAAATCATTTTGTCGTAATCAATTGTTGCTATTTCAAACACCTCCTAGAAGTGTAATCGTCTTACCTGTGCTTGCATCGGTGAGTATATCTGTTATTTTACATTGTGCGGTTATTGGGGTTATTGCGCCGTTGCCTGGGTATGTCCACAAGTGAAGTGAACTAATATTTCCTTCATTATATAACTGTTCTTGACTCCAAGTGTATTTATAATAATCTCCGCTTGCATCAACCTTTACATCGTCAATAAAGTCACCGACCTCGTAAGATTCTTCGGAAAAACTAGATAATCCCAAATCACACGTACCAACAACTATATAGTTTACGCCGTTATTATCCTGCGATACTTCAATAACGTATAATTCGCCATTTTCTTTGAACATATCATAGTATGTGAAACCAATTGATGTAGTTTCAATAAATGAAAAATCTGTGGTTGTAGAAGTTACTGAACTAACTCTACCAACACCAAAAGCACTTGCAGTAAAATACGTGGTATAAGCATAAGAACCATCTACAGCGACAAATCCTATATTAGATACTCCCTTACCCGTTGACCTTTGAACGAAATTAGTACAGTCCAAATCAGATTGAGCAACATATAGTGTTGTGCTGACTCTAAAAAAATATAATAATTTATTACCTGCTCTTATTATTTCAAAATATACTCCGAGAGACCTAGCGGTAAACTGATTTTCGGCATAGTTATTTCCATAAAAATCACTAAATCCTACCCATACACCACCAATGCCAGGTCGAATATATCTAACCTCATTATGATCTAAGTCAAGATAAATCCTATATGGGTAATAGTCAAAAATAGTTTTGTAAGTTACATTTTCACCATTTAAATCAAATCTAATTACTGCTGCTTTATTAAAACCATTGTCAATGATATTGGCATATATTATAATTTCGCCGCTATAAATATGAGCAACTAATGGATAAGGTTCAATGCTGTCGTATGGCAAAGTAACAACTATTTTAGGTACCCAGTTTGTTCCGTCGGTATCTGATTTACCCAGGTAAATCGTTCTGCCAATTCTCCACACAACACACCTCTTATCGCCTGATTCTTTGTTTAACAGTACAGCATTTATATCCTTTCCCCATGTCCGCTGTGACGCTGCATTAGGCATTATGCAGTCACCTTCCCACGACACACGGCATGGACATGATAATAAGCAGTTGCTACAGCAGGTAAATTATCGCTATGAGGTGTCACGATAACGCCTGTATATACGCCCCCAGTCTGCACCAATTGAAAAGCAGGTACCAATGGACTCGGGAAGTCTGCTAGACTGTATTCTGCTGATACTGTCACTACAGGTTTGACGGTGTAACTATTAACAAAGGTAAATGTAACCGCAGCGGTGTAGTTATAAGCACCCTCACCGCTTTCAAGATAAACCCTTTCATTTGTAGGCGTACCTATGCCTGCCGCAACAGCAACCGTAGTCATGAAAACTTTCATTTTCTCCATATTGGTATCGTGAGTATCGACGATCTTTTTAGGATTCTTGATGTTAGACTGACCTATCTTAATTAGGTTAGGTGTTGTGCTTGCCATCTATTTGACCGCCCCCAAAATCTCCGCCAGAGAGGCAGATTTAAGTCCCGTTATCCTATTGGTACCGTTAACCCTGAACTGTACGTTCTGCCCCTTTACACCGCCTAAGCGTGCGTATACGCTATCTTGACTACCATTAGTTACCGTAACTACCACCGCCGCTTTCTCCGCATCCCTGTCGCTCTTAGAATAGACATTTAGCGTATAATCGGTAGTAGGTTCAACAACGAAATACATCTTCTTGAACTTGTTTTTGCGGTTAGACGAATTGACCGGACCGATGATAAACTCACTTTCTATAGCAACAGTACCGTCTAAGGTAGAACTGTCCATCTTAATAATCTTGCCATCGGAAGTACCGAATTGTAGTGTCTGCGTTCCCATTGGTTCGCCAAAAACAGTTGCCGAAGTGAATACTTTTGCATATATCCACTTAAACCATGCCTTCTCCTGAGTATCGAAAATGAAGCAGGTTGTATATCCTGCCGGACTATTGGGCAGGACTAGCCAAAACTGATTAGCAAAACCTACGGTAAATACGTTAGTGAAACTATGGTCAGCAAGCAGGATCTCGATATTATCAGAAATGACTTCTGCCGTGTTGCCCTCGTATGCGACAACCTGTTTTTCATCAGTTAACCAGAAGGCATAGTTGCCCAACTTGACCGAGCATTTCACGCCGTATGCGCCTATGTCGCCCGTTTTGTAAATATTTAGAAATGGATGTTCATCGCTAAGTAAGCGATAATAACTCTTTTTAGTTATGATGAGTAAGTGATCAGCAAAGGGTATACAATTTAGTATCGGTTCACTCGCGTCTGAAATCTTAAATATATTTTCTTCCGGCCAATAATCTTTACTTATCTGGTTAGGCACTACAGTAGTATCTACACCGCAGTAATACGCCCTGTTCGGATATGCGCTATTAGGTCCCCAAACGAAAATATGCCCCATATACACACAACAAAACTCCATGAACGGCACGTCGCCCAAATCTAAATTAATCAACTGAGACACACCAGTACCCACATCAATGTTATACGCCCACGACGTAGTGCCACCTGCCAAGATAAGGTGACTCGTCCCGGTAGCAGGGTCTGTCCATGTGCATGAACCAAAACCGTAGTTAGCGGAAGGCACGCTAATTATCTCTACCCAACTGCCAGCAGAAGTTAACCTATACCACAAACTCGTGCCAACCTCAGCAAGCATACGAGACCCTAAACTTACCTTTGCCCCCATGTGTAGACTCTTAATGGTAGTAGTAAACGGCGCACTGACTAAGGAGTAACCGCCCCTTGTGTCAATAACGCCGTTAGTAACGATGATATTCTTAGCATCTGAGAACTCGTTTATCTTTCTTGTGTGCTGTGCGTTTATGCCTCGAAATCCGTTAATATCGATGGATTGTTTTCTTGTTGCTCCGGTACGTTTAGGAATAACAGGAGGCATTACCACACCGCCTTTATCTGAAATGAATCGTTGCTATCGAGTTCATTCTCATCGATAAGGTTCTTAATGGAATTATAGAATTCCTGCAACCACCTTGAAGCGTCGGCATCGTCCGAATCTTCTGCGCTGCGGTATCGAGAAGCAATATATTTGGCTATTGCATACTCGCAGGCATCAATTAGTGGTACATTGTCGGTTATGTTTGCAACCGTCGGACGTGCAATGTAGGACATAGCATATGTGTCTGCATCATAGAAGGATATTTTGCGGTTGCGAATAGTGAAGTTGGTGTATTTAATGCCTGTCGTATCCTCAATAGGTACGCTCTCGCCGTCGCCTGCAAGTCCTGTATCACTAAAGGTAGTTGTAGTTGCTGTACCGATTAACCCCTGTGTAGCACCGCCTGTCGTGCGATATATGGCATAGGAGGATGCACCTGTTACCGCTGTCCATGAGAGGGCGTTGTAGTTTGTTTCGGATAATGTAGCATTGCCGGAGGTAGTCTTAATCTCAGTACAGGCAATTGTTTCGTTATCGTCGTTTATGGAGGTTACTCGGTATCCATATGCCGTTGAACCTGTCGTACCTTCTGCGGTTACAGTAAGTCCGGCAGGATAACCTATGCCTGTGAATAGACTAACCATGCTCACGAAGTCACTCGGCAGACTGTAGAATTTCTTTGCCGATGCTCTGAATAGTTTTGTGCTTTCTAACCATAGTCTCGATGGTATATTATCTCTTAGACACTCCCTGCCCCATAGGAGAAGATCGGCATTGCTTACCGCCTCTTGTGTCCATGAGTCAACGAGTGCCTTGCAGTTTGTTAGGGTGAATGACATTAGATCACCTACTTTATGTAAAATGGGAGGCAAAACGCCTCCCTGATTGAAACTCTCGCACCTTCGTTAGTTGACTACTCTAAAGTAAATGAATTAGACCTAAAATTTGTTACAGTTCCATTTACAGTTATGTCCTGTACTGTATCAGAAATAAAATTATCAAAAATTAAATTTCCAACAGTACCGTCAACGACTAAAGGAACAATAGTATTTCCTGCGGTATTTTTTAAATACATATTGTTTATATTTAAGTGATTAACAGAATATCCAGAAAAGACTTTTACTACAGCCGTTGAATCTGTTACTATATCAGAGTAATCAATAGATAAATCCGATATTTTTAGATATTCACAATTCCCGTCAATATGGATAGTTGTTTTGTCTGCTTGCTTTGTAATAGATGAAATATTAGATAACTCAATAGAACCCATATTACCATCACCACTCATTCCATCCACCGCAATTCTTCCCATTAAAACAGTATCTTTATTGAAAATACCACGTATGTTTTGTATTTTTATATTATCAATTCTAGCAGAAATGCTTAATATCCTAACACCTCTATATCCATTATCGGAATATATACCATCTACGAATATATTATCCATATCGCCATTTTCCATTTGAGTAGCAAAACTTGCATTGCTCATTCTAAATATTTGGTCATCAGCATTTAATGCTACTAAATCGTCGTTGGTATTTCCTTGTAAATTAATTATTCTACCGTTATAACATTTACCGTGTAAATGAACACCGTCCATATTGAGATTATTAAGATTGTAGTCATATGTTATATTCTCAATTAAGAAATTAGTCAATCTACAAAATTGAGTTCCAAATGTAACCGGATTTCTTAAAGTTAGGTTTTTAAAAGTAAAACAGGTTATTCCAGCAAATCTAAATATACCGTATAGCAAAGCATATTCATACGTGTTACTTTCATTACTACCATCAAAAATACCGCCATCTATAGATATATTTATATTGCCATTTATTGGGTCGCTATTTTCAAACATTGGTTTATTTACAGACGGTTTCATTTTTAATCTCGTATTACTCCCAAATTTAAGAGATGAGTTACTTGGTATTTTAATAGTATTGTTTATATAATAAATACCTTTTCGTTGTAGCACAAAAGTATTTGTTTGGTTGAGAATGTTCTGTATATATTCTGTAATATCCTCTCCGTCAACTGGATATGTTTGATATTTTTGAAAATATAAAAACATATTTTTATGAGAAATAAAATCAGTTATTGTACCATTAAACCATCCATTAGGATAATTAGACATAAGCAAATACATTTGATACATAGGTATTTCATTTCCAACACCAAATAAAACAGTTAAATCTATGCACCCAATATATTTAACAGAAACATTATCCCAACCATCCGTTCTTGTATCTTGTGTAGTTACCCGATAGTTAGTTGTTCCACCAGCAGTAATAATGCCGTAAAGGTATTCATAATTACCACTTCCTGTATGGTATTTTACTTCTAATCCAGAAAGTGATACTTGTACTAAGGGAGACGTACTTTTTACATTTGCGAAAAAATAATATTTATGACCTGTTGTTACTGGGACTGTAGGACTACTATATCTGCCATTTTGTGCAGTAGCTAAAAATATCAATTCATTATTTATAGACGATATTAAACTACTAGATGTACCAACCCAACCAACAGTATTATTGCTTATATCACTATTAGTTATAGGATTTATGGCATTGAACTTTTTAAAATTATCAATTTCTGCAAATTTAGCATTAAATGATGGATTAAACCGCGACATAACTAATCCCCTCCCCACTCACAGAGGCATCAATCCATATTTGATTAGCGTTTGCCACATTAAAAGTAAAACTATCTTTTGTTGCTAATTCAATACCATAAACAGTTGAAGAAACAAGATTGTCGGGACTAGCGTAAATATAACCAGTATTTGTACGTTTAGCAGTTATAGTTACTTCTCTACAAGCAAAAGAAGGTAACTGTACTCTTGTCCCTGCTGTAGTTACAGTTGCTAACGCACCTTTCCCATTTATACTACCAGTTAGTACGGTAGTAGCAGGGGTAGTACCGTCAATGATAGTGTTTAATTTTGTCAGCAGACCCTTTAGCAATGCGATCTCACTTCCGGACAAAGAGGGATCTGTAACGGCAGCATCTGCTTTACTACCAATACTGACTATTGTTCCATCTTCTGCCCTTACAGGAGTTACACCAACGCCGATAAAATACTGCTGAATTTTAAAACTTCCCTGCGCTGTTGCACCATTAACGTACCTAATGCGAACATATCTGCGAGTCAATACAGTCCAATCCCTAATTACCTGAACTCCTGCGCTGACGACATTTGTTGCCGTAGTTGTCCAGTTGGTTCCATTATGAGATTCTTCAAGATACAATGTACCTGACTGATCTGCATTTACCCATATTCTTGTAGAACCAATAGGTATAACTTGTTCTTGCCTATCAATTGTATCCTGTGTAAATGTTGCATTGGCTAATAATGGGGTATTTTTAACGATATTAGGTATGTCACCGTGATTAAGAACAGCACCCATAATATCACTATTAGATGTTACGACAACAGTTGCCGCTCCATCATTGTTAAGCACTAAACCCTTGATTTTATTATCACCGTCAACACCGGCAATGGTGATGGGGTTAGTATTTGCGGCAGTTGTACCAACAGGATTTTTACCTTGAATATTAGTTGCTATCTTTAACACCACCCTTGCAGTTCTTTTCGTGGTTAGTGCGGACACGAGAATTATCAAATTCCCTGCCGCACTTTCTACACGGATATTTCTTTGTTGACTTAGTCTTCTTCACCGATACAGTACGCACAACATCTTTCTTGGGCGTTTCGACTACTTTTGGTGTATGTAAAAGTGAGGATATTTTCTGCAATTCCTCCAATATGCCTAAAAGAAGTCTCTCTGTATCGGTGAAATTTTCCGGTTTTTTGGTGTATTGCATAAAGCACCTCAAAAATAAAGTAGGGGCGAATAACCCCTACTTTTAGTCGTTAGCGGAAGCAGTACCAATCAGCGCACCAGTCTCAGGGGCAACCTCACTGTAGTAGTTCTCAAATAACCAACAACCGTCAGCAACAATAGAAGCGGCAATAGTCGCCAAGTTTGTTGCAATGTAGTTATTCGCGATAATACCAGTTGTACCAGTGAGCAGTTCAATACCCGGTTCGGTTGCGCCTTGTTGCATGATGTTATCTTTTATGAGTAGATTGGTGCTAAGCGTGGTTATGCCGTTAATGCAAGCGGTAGAATGTGATCCGGTAAAGCGACAATTCCTAATGATTACATCATCAGAAGCACCAGTAATGCTTATTGCTGTTACTGCTGCCTGTGCGCCTGCACCAAAGAAACAACCGTCAATTACGGTTCCGTCACAACCTGCGTTATTTCTCAGAGCAATTGCAAACTCGTCTGTTGCTGTTTCGGCAAATCCAAACTCACAGTTCAAGACTTTTGCATAGTCCTTGCCTGCTTCAATATCAAGTCCAACCGTTACCGCATTAGCGGAAGTCCTGAATCTGATATTACTGATAGTTATATCGTTGGCACCTATAACTACACTAGCGGCGGTGTTGTCAAAGTCAATTGTAGGTTTTAGGGAACCACTACCCAAACCGATAACGGTTATTCCTGCTACATCAAGGTCAATGGCGGCGGCAGTAGTTATGCCCTCGTTATGCCCTGGTGCTAACCAAATAACGTCACCTTTATTAGCAGTACATTTTCCTACTGCTGAGTCAATGCTTGCCAGTGCTGTTGCCCATGTCAGACCGTCGTTGGATGCGCTGCCGGTAGCAGAGTCAACAAAAAATTGGCTGCCGGGTTCAAAGTTAAGATACATTCTACCGAGTGCGTCTGCGATCACCTTTTCTGAACCTGCCTTACCTACTGCTAAACCGTTAATGCCGGATACTGCGTTAAAGTGTGAATATTGCATTTTGTACCTCCTTGTGGGAAAATTAAAAGACACCGTTAGGTGTCTAGTTTGACTCTAATATTGCATTTGCTATTACAAGTACGAATATTTCCTTATCGGTCTTTTTCATCCTGAAACCCTTACATTCTATCGGTCTGATATTAAAAACTGCCCAACCAAGTTTTGCGTCCACAGTATTGTCACCTATATCTGAATCAAACACCAGGCAACAATCTATAAAGAACGGTGCGCCAATTCCATCTAACTCCCTGCCGGCATTATCGAGTATTACAGATAATTTTCTTACCTCATTTTGTCTACAATAAAAAGCTACATACGGTAAACGGTGGATGCCTTTACTATGTCCCTGACAACTAGAACAGGTTTCCATGAAATTAGTTGCGTTCATCGCTTCAACTATAGGAAGGATACCCTTATCAATTTGCATTTAATAATTCCTCCTTCCTACTTGCTATATATTCAGTTAGTTGTTCTTCGGTAACATTCCAGCATCCGCAAACATTATGCAGACTTCCGTGATACTTGGTATCGTGACAATATTTACAAAGAGTTATGCCATTACTTACTTCCAGTCTTAACTCTGGATAATTTGCAAAACCCTTAATATGATGCGCCCTTAAATCCTTGCCTTTTCTACTTCCGCAACATTGGCAGGTGCGATTATCTCTTTTAAGGACAGAAATTTTCCACAAAATATATTTTTTACTTTTCCTTATTCTTTCATATTCAGGGGCGTTTCCTGTCCATGCATAATGATTTTTACCTCTCGGTCTTCGATCTTCGGCGCAAAACGAGCATCCATCACCCTGATATGCAAAATTTGCGAATTTAACCCTTTGTATCTTGTCAGGATGTTTTTCGCAAACAAAATAGGAAAAACTATTAGTGCCCTTGTATTCAGGATTCAAAAGAGTATAACCGCGCTCCGCGTATTCTTTCTCCCAATGTTCTAATGTATATTTTACCTTAAATTCCTCTACCTTTTCCCTGCCACAATAATAGCAACCGCATCCAGAATTGAAGTCTGCCCATGATATTTGCTGTATTCCTTTATCATTATGCTTTGGACAAATGTACGCGAGTTTTGTTTTGTTGCCTTTATAGTTATTTTTATTGGATAAAAGAATATAGTCTCTATCTAAAAATGCTTTTTCAACATCCTCAAAATTTAACCTTCTATTTTTACCCCTATATTCATAACTGCAATAATAGCAACCAACCGACAATCTAAAATTGTCCCAGCGAGTATACTGAACGCCTTTATCTTTATGCTTATTACATATATATGGAAGTTTTTGCTTAGTATTTACATATTCTTCCTTGTCTATAAGCAGAATACAGTCCCTTTCCTTAAATCCGTTAAGTATATCAGAAAAATTCTTCCTAAACATAGCGCCCTTTTGTTCCATAAAATACTCCTTTGACTTATTTATGTTTTAGTGCTATAATTCTATTATACTATTATTATAGCATAAGTATAGAATTATAGCAAGCTAAAAGGAGGATTTTAGCGTTGAAACAATTAAACATTAGATTAGATGAAGAATTGCTCAAAACTGTAAAAAAGGTTTGCATTGACAAAGACATAGCAATTCAAGACGCAGTTAAAATTGGCTTAGAATTATGGTTAAAGGATAATGGGGGCAAATAACCCCTATTACGCCGGAATTGAAAACTGGAACGGGTGAAAAGAGTATGGGCCTGCGCTAAACCACATAATAGAACCAAGTTCCCACTTCTGATTCTTCCAGTCCTTATTACTTGTTACCTCAAAATCCTCACCTGATTCAAGACGATTAATCCACTTCATTGCCTCTTTTGCTCTTTCATAATCAATAACTGCCCACGGTTGACCTGTTTTTCCTGCTTGGCGACGGAAGTTTTTCCAAACCATCAATTTCATACTGCCATTGTAAATATTGGGGTTGTTGTCGCTAGTATCAACCTTACCTTCTCCACCAATCAACTCCAAAGCCTTCTTACGCAAAGCTGTAGGCACTACAAGGCAGTCAGGCTGGAGGTTAGCCTCGCGTCCGTTCTCGTCTTTCAGGTCAAACATTTTTTGACATAAAATTTCGAGATTCTCCTCATTTAATTCCAAGGATTCCAAATTATCCTGTGTGGTTGAATAATTAGAAGAAGTCTGAGCATTGCTGGCAAGAGGTAGTCCGTTAGCAGTTCTTGTCCAATCCAACACGTTTCCATCAACCGAGAAAGAAGTCTGATCTGCATAGGTAAAAATGCCGGCAGCGCATCTTTCGCGGAACCTTGCGGCCTCAATAGCAAAGTGAGAAGTGTCATTTTGTAAGTTAATAAGTTTGATATTGGAAAGGGTAAACCTGTCATAGGCAAGTCCCGCCTCCCATGGCACCGGGGTCCACGTCCTGGCAGATCCGTCTTTAAGATCGTAGTAGTTAAACTCACCCTGCCACTTATTGAATGTTACCTTACCTACCTGCTCACTAATTGCCTCAGAAGGGTTGTTGCTATTTACTCTGGAAAAAAGCATGGGGATCATACTTTCTTTAATCGAATCAACATACTTCTGCTGCCAATATTCTAAGATCGGTACTTCATATAAACCCATTGCCTTTTGAAAAGCACCTGTGTTTTGGTTATTTACAGTCATTTACTGCACCTCCGAATTTTTTTAAAAATAAAACAGACCAACCAATTAGTCGGCCTGAGTAAAGTTTTTAAGTGCAACGCACTTAACCTTTTTGTTTTCCGTATCCTTATTAATGACAACCAAGTGACCACCAGTAACGGTTGCCGCATCAACATTATCACCGTTTGCATCAAGTACGGCCAATTCAAGTCCTTCTATAAATGCGGCATCAGCGGTTCCGGTATAGTCTGCCTCGATAATGTCGCCAGACTTAACGAGTGCCATAGTGCCAAGAACGTCAGTACCGGCAACAGTTGCCTTAATACAAATTGCATAAATTCTGTCTGTTGTTGCCGCCTTAGTCCATCGTGCTGTAGTTAATTTATAAGCACGCCCCACTACAGCCGCCTCTGCATCTGTCATGTAAAAGTGATCAATTATCTTTACTTTTGAATCACCAGTGTCAATATTTCCTCTATGTTTTAAAGTCATTTTGAACCCTCCAAACTATTTTTTCTTTTGCCTACCCAAGACACGTTTTTTAATCTGAGCATCGGTATCATTGGGAAATAGATTTTTCCAGACATTCATCTGTTCCGCGCTCAAACTAACCTGAGTACCCAAGTCGGTACTATCATTCGACTTCTCAGTACCCAAGTGTGCCTTACTGCCAACCTGTTTAATAACCTTCTGCGCCGCCTTCTTCTGCAACGCCTCGGCAATAGCATCCTCATTAGCAGTTAACCACGCCGATTTTAACGGCATACCGCTATGCACCATATCAACGGTTGCTTGGTCAAGTGCGTCCAAGTCCGGCACAATATCACCGTATTTACCCTTTAGATAAGCATGGTCCTTCACGATCTGCTGCTCTGCCGCCTGCCTATTTCTCAGGTATCTTTCCTGCTCTAACTGTTGCTTATTGGCGTTTAACTCTGACTGCATCTGCTGAAAAGCAGGGTCTAACTTCAAATACTCGTTAATCTGTGCGGCAGGAAATCCCTGTTCTTCTAACTCTGCAGCAAGTTTCTTCCTTTGAGCGTCCATATCTGCCTGCAACTGTTTCTGTTGCTGTGCGTTATTCTTCTGCTCAAAGTCACGTTTCCACTGTTCAAGTTCGTCTGCCTTACGCTTTGCCTCTTGCGCCTCTCTACGCATCTGAGCAAACGCCCTGTTCTGATCCTGTGTCTGCTTCTGTTTCTGCTGTTCAACGACCTCAGCATCACTCATTTGTTGAGTGCCGGTTACGTCCCCGGTATCGGTTTGTTCGTTAGTATCAATGTCTGTTTGAGGATCAGCGACTACCTCAGTGTTTACGCTGTCATTGTTTAATTCTTCTGCCATGATTACACCCCACGTTTACGCTCGCCAGCGATATATTCACCGTCTTTCCGGCGTGTCCGTTGTCTATTTCCAACCGTCACCCTGAAGCGGAGCGATGTTATGTAGGTAAATAGGAAAAGCAGGTTTTACCCTGCCTTAACTATTTAACAGCACCGTTGTTTTTACCGGGACGACTGCGTAAGTCACCACCGCGGATTACTCGAGTCGCATCAGTCTGTCTGCTTCCTGTATTTCCGTAAGTGAAGGTGCCTGAACAAGGCATAGGTTTATCGAGATTTTTGGCCACTAATATCACCTCCTTTCAATAAAAAAAAGACACTCTATTGAGCATCTTTTGTAAATTTTTTTCTATAATCTATTATTTTGTTGTTTTTACTTGAATTGCAATTTTTACATAATGGTTGTATATTGTCTATGCAATTAGAACCACCCCTGGATAGTGGTATAATATGATCTACTGTTAATTTTACTTCCAATCCGCAACAAATACACCTATTACCACATTTACTACATAAATCTATCCATTCCTGGCGAGTATAATTTCCAGAAGCGTTAAGTAATCTATTGCGATACCTTTGGGCATATATTTTTATCTTATCAGGATTTTTTAAAAAATATAGTTTATTATATTTATATCTTTCATTAAAATGATGTTTTCGATATAATTTATCACTTTCTCTAATTTTGTCCTTATTTTTTGCCCTATAGTTATCACAACACTTCTTTTTTACTTCTGGATTTTTCTTATGGTATTCACTTGTTTGCCTTATTATTTTCTCCTTGTTTTTCTCATAGTAATGTTTATCTATTTTCTTTTTGCAAACTTTACAAACATTACTACATCCATATTTTCTTCCCCTGTTTTTATTGAAATCGGAAAACAATTTCCACTCACCACATACCGTACATGACCTGCCGATAATTTCTTCCTTCACAAAACATCCCTCCTATGCTATAATTATAGCAGAATATATGTAATATAGCAATCTATATATTGCTATAAGGAGGTTATTTTATGAAACAGATCAATATAAGACTTGATGAAGAATTAATTAAACAGGTAAAAAGAGTATGCATCAATAACGGGATGACATTGCAAGGAGCAGTTATGATAGCACTTAAAGATTGGCTAGATAACCAAAACAATAAGACATGATATTTCCTTAATTTAGGCAATAAAAATAGGGATAGAGCATATCACAATACCAATAACGGCACTCTGATACACCCTATCCCTGTGGTTTTCCTACTAAGGATTGGTTATTTAATTGATGTTTCTTGTTTATACCTATCAATCCAAGGTTTAATTTTGTCATAAACAGGTTTAGGCATTGCTGTTTGATAAAAACCATTTAAAACCATTACGTCGTGAACCATTTTACTGTCTGCGCAATTTTCAACCATCCAATCATAAAAAGCGCAAGATAATTCATATGCATGGTCAGGATTAATTGAATTGCTTCCGCTTAACAAGTAGGATAGACTAAAACTATCTTTAAAAATTTTCATCATTTAAACACCGTCCTCGGTTATTTCTTCTTACCGTAACCCTTGCCCATGCCCATTTCCTTCTTATCAGACTTAGGCATACCCTTCATGCCCTTTCCTTTACCTTTACAACCTGCCATACTTATCACCTCTAGTCAAGTTTAATATCCTTGGTAGGACTAATCATAACCGCCCTGCCGCCCTTCACTTTGACGGTAAGCGTTCCCCATCCTCCAAGGTTGCGCAATTCTTCGATGATTTTTTTTTCTTGGTCAGTTAGTTGCATTATTTACCTCCGCTGATTCAGTTATATTGGTAAAAATAACCGTGCTATGTTTTTCCTTGATGTTAACTCCAATAAGTTGCTGAAAAGTGCGATATAACGCCT